TAACTTTGCTTTATGATAATCATGATTAGTTCTATTTTTTGTCATTATATTTATTTTAGATCGCATTAATTCACGTAATTTTGTTTTATCATCAATAACTCTTTCAACATGCTCTTTAGGTTTATCAAAATCTTTAGGCTTTTTAATAATTTCAAATTTATAATCATTATTTTCATGAGAAATGAAATGAAATAAATATTTTGGTTTTAAATATAATGAACTAATATTATTTAAATCATCTAATTGAAAATCAGACTGTTTAACTTTCTGCTTAAATTTGTTAATAGATAATTTAGAAATAAAATTAGACTTATCACCATCAATAAAAATATTTATTTTAGATTCTACCATAATACTATAATTTTTGTTAATCCTTTATATATTTTATATTAAAAATAAATTTAAAAAATAATTAAAAAAGTAAAGATTATTTATTTTAAAATGGTAAAAGATACTACGTTATATAATAGACTTGAAATTGAACCAAATGCATCATCTGATGAAATCCGAAAAGCTTATAATAAGTTATCTAAAAAATACCACCCAGATAAACAATTTAATGCAACAGATGATATTAAAAAGCAAGCACATGTAAAATTCCAAGAAATCACACAAGCTAAAGATACATTATTAGATCCACAAAAGAAAAATTTATATGATCAAATTGGAATGGATATTTTTACAAATGGAATGGAAAATGAACAACAACATGAACAGTCACCATTTGGTAATTTTGGACATATGTTTAATCAAGGTTTCCCTTTTGGTGGTATGGGTGGCATGGGCGGTATGGGTGGTCAAAGAAGACAACAAGTTGAAGATATTGTTACTACAATTGAAGTATCCTTAGAACAAGTATATACAGAAGAAGTAATTAATTATTCATATAGTCAAAAAATTGATTGTGGAATGTGTAATGGTGAAGGAACAAAAAATGGACAGAAAACAACATGTAGAGTATGTGATGGACAAGGTATGCGCGTAGTGGATGTTCGTATGGGTCCAATGGTTCAACGATCAATGTCTGAATGCAATGCCTGTAATGGTTCTGGTAAAATAATTGATGAAGGGAATAAGTGTTCCGCATGCTCTGGTAATTGTTTTAATATAAAAGATAAAACAATTCAGATACCATTAAAGGCAGGTCTAATATCTGGTAATAAAATTAATTTTACGGGTAAAGGTCATCATCTTAAAAATATAAAAACAAATTTAATTATTATTATTCATATAAAACCTCATACTGTATTTAAAAGAGGTAGTGATAATTTATTTATTGATATCAATTTAGAATTATATCAAGCGTTATTTGGATTTAATAAATTAATTACACATTTAGATAGTAAGAAATTACTTATTAGTTGTTCTAGTAAAACAGAATATAATACTGTTCGTAAAATAACTGGTTATGGAATGAAATCATTACAAACTGGTACTAAGGGTGATTTATATATTCGATTTACAATTACCTTACCCAATTTAACATTATTATCTAATGAAGCTAAAACACAATTAAAAACTATTTTACAATCACCATATACATCAGATATTGCAATTGAAGAACAAATACCATATATAGATAATACAATTAAATCTATTATGAATGATTGTTCCGCTGATATATCAGCACAAGTAATCGAATTATTATGTAAAAATAGTAATAGTGCGCAACAGGATGAATATAATCATGCTCAACAACAAGATCAAAGACAAACACAATGTGCCCAACAATAAATCATAATAATGGAATACTTGCACCAACTTGTTCTCTACATATAGGACATTTATATGAATAGTATGTTAAATGTTCTTTTATACATTCATCATGGAATAAATGTTTGCAAGGGAGTTCACATACAACTTGTGTTTCATTTAATTTATCCATACATATTACGCATTTACTATCACAATTAGTATCTAATGTATATTTTGTTAATTGTTCTAATACATTACTATCAGTTGCTATAACTACATCTTGAAAATCTGTAGGTTCTGTTATCTCTAATAAACTATTTATTACATTTACAATCTGATTATGTGCATAGTTAAGTGTATATATATTATTAATTATTTCTATTTGTGGTTGTATAATATTATTTCTATTATTTTCTAAAATATCTATAATATTATTATATGTAATATTATCAATATTATAATATTCATAAAATTTAAATAATATATAACTTATTTGATTTAATGGAATATATTGAGTTATTAAATATATTTTAAGTATTTTAATAATTTCATTTTCAGTATAATTATTTTCTATTAAATCACTTCTACGTTGTATCATAAAATTAAATAAATTACTATATTCATCTAATAAAATATATTCTCCAATAGCATTATTATTATAAATCTCGGGTTGGTTGTCTGAGTCTATAGAATTTGTGAAATAATCTTCATTAATATTATCATTATTAATGTTATTAAAGTTGTTAATGTTATTATCATTATTAAAATTATTAATATTATTAAAGTTATTAAAATTATTAATATTATCTGGTATCCATTCAGGTGTACTCATGATAATATTATTATCATCTGAAGTATCATTTGATTGTGAATCTTGTTCATCAGATGAGTTTATTTCATTAGTATTATTATTATGTGTATATAAAAGATTAATATCCATTTTATTATATAATTTAATTAAGTTTATAAATAATTTTTTATCAATATTTATAAATATTACACTTTTTTTATAATATATTAGTTATAGTTAAACTATAAAGAAGAAAGGCTATATATAATAAATAATGGATATATCTTTAATTAAATCAAATTTAAATATAAAATATTATGAAAGTTTATTATATAATTTATCACAAAATGATTTAAATTATATATGGTTAAATAATCATTATGAATCATTAGTTAATATAAATAAAACAGATACAGAAAAAATGATAGATACACATACAGAAAAAAACACAGATATTTCTCATATAGATTCTGATAAATATTTATATACTAAATCATGGTCTAAATTAAATATAATTCATAAAAAACTTAAAATAAAAGAATTTGTTAATAATTTACAAATTAATTGTGATACAGAACGAAAACAATTATTAGATAAATTAAATGATTTAATTAGATTAAAAATATTAACAAAAAAAGATGCAGTTAATTATGATGAAATAAATGGAAAAATTATTTCACTATCTAATTTACAATATAATAATAACAAGTATCATTATGTATAATAATAACAAGTATCATTATTATATATAAAACAGAATAAATTGAAATTATATTGTTTTAAAATTATATTTAAATTATAGTATAAAATGTCTTTTGGTACTATTTCATTAATATTAAATAAATGTATTAATATATTAAATAATACAAATCAATTAAAATCAATTGATCTATTACAATTAACAAAATTAAAAAAAACAATTTATGATAATATTAAAAAAGATATTCCTGAAACAACACCTGAAATAATAGATGAAGTATTTAATAGATTATTTAGTAAAAAATATAGATATAATAAATCAATTTCTTTTGATTATGGCATTAATTGTTTTCGTGAATTTGAAAATATATATTCTGATATTAAAATCCCATCTAAATATAAATCATTACTTGCCCATTTTAATAAATTAAAAGATTTACCACAACCAGCTCAAAGATCAATTGAATGGTATAATTATAGATATAATAGAATAACAGCATCAGACATGGCAGCTGCAATTGATATGAATCCATATGAATCTGTTGAATCTTTTATTTTGAAGAAGTGTGATCCAAATTTCCCATTTCGTGATAATGCAACTGTATTTCATGGTAAAAAATATGAACCAACTGCAACAATGATTTATGAACATATATATAATACCAGAGTATATGAATTTGGTGCACTGCCTTCTGAAACTTATACTTTTTTAGGTGCATCACCAGATGGTATTTGTTCACAATATACTTTAGATAATACATTTTCTACTAGATTAGGTCGTATGTTAGAAATTAAATGTCCTGTTACAAGAGATATTTATATTAAGGGAAAAATATGTGGTGAAATTTGTCCTTTTTATTATTATTGTCAAGTGCAACAACAATTAATTTGTTGTGAATTAGATGCATGTGATTTTTGGCAATGTAAAATAACTGAATATAAAACAAAACAAGAATATCTTGCCGATTCATGTGAATCTTGTAAAAATTATGAAAATGATACAGGAACACTTGTTGATATAGATAATAAATTAAAAAAAGGAATTATATTAGAATTTTATCCAAAACAATTTACACCAGAATTTGATGGTGATAATCCTGAATGGAAATCAAAATATATTATTCCTAAACGATTAGATATGGATG